CGTGGTGTGACAATGCCAACGTTTGACAACCCCATGGGAAATGTACTCGTCACAGATTATCAGGATAACCCAGACCGCCCCTCGGCCGGATATTACCCGACTGTCCGGAATGAGGTGCAGAAGCAGTGGGATGTGATACATCCTTTCGAGCGCCAGCGCGATGCCGAGCGTAACTTTTACACTGTCGCGTCGACGACAATTCCCAACGACATTGACGCGTTTACGACTGCAGCCTATGGTGACCGTTTCGCACCAATGTGCCGCGACACACCCGGTGCTTGCGACCCAGACAAGAGCTCGCGCGCTATGGAGCGTGTGCAGCAGCGATCCGTTTTCGATCGTACGACCCAAGTAAATTCTTTCTAAATAGTAATTAGAAATGCCTCTGCTTCAGCCAGGTCTTCGCATGCTCCAGGAAAAGGGACCTCTGGTTCCACTTCTGTCTGAGATTGTGGCGACGGACGATGTGCTCCGTCCCCAGAGTACAACCGTGTTTAACCGTTACTGGACGGAGAAACCATTTGATTTTCCAGCTCAGTACAGCCTTGAGCCACAGCGTGTGTGGACCAAGGATCCAATTGATACCCGGGCTGACACACAGAATATGCTTTTTGCAAAGCGCTACAGCCAGTAAAGCAAATGTAGGGACCGAAGGTCCCTTTGTTCATAAAGCCTTCGGCTTTGGCATAAAAATCTTCTAAGTAAAAAGTAGTATGGACCCAATAGCACTTGCAGCAGTTGTTGGTCTGGTCTACGCCGGCAAAAGATTAAGCGACAAAGAGGATGCCCCCGCACCAGTACCCCGCGTGGCCATCATCGATCCAATCCCCAACGCATCTCGTCAGACGTACCATCTGAACTCGAACGATATGGGAATCGGTGGCTCCTTTATTAAGGAGCCATTCCCAGGAGTTCCAGTTCACAAGCGCGAGGTTGCAAGCACCTTTTCTGAGATTCGCCCGGATGCGAACCGCAACCCATTCGGACAGCCAGTGTATAACTTGTATAACCGTCAAGCGGTGACGAATAAAATGAACAACTTCCCACCAATTGAGCGGAAGAATGTCGGCCCAGGTCTGGCGGTCGGCGCGGACGTGCCAGCGACTGGTGGATTCCAGCAGTTGTTCCGTGTGCTCCCTACAAACGTGAACGAAGAGCGTCTCGTTCAGCTCGAAGGCCGTGCCGGCCCTCCAGCGGCTATTGTGCCGTCCGGATGGGCGCAGCAGGGTGGTCTTACGCAGACCCAGCGGCCTCCAAAGATTTACCACCGCGATCCAGCCCGTGGCCAGGCTCATGGCCAGGGTGGCCCAATTGGCGCCCCAGAGTCTCGCCCTCATTTCCAGCGTACTCTCCAACCGACAATCAAGTCCCAGACTGTGAACCGGGGTGGGGATGGCCTTGGTTTCGGTACTCAGTATTTCCGCAAGGATGGTGGTTACGAGACGGCCGCGAATCAGCTGTGGGGTGAGACGAATCGTGGTAACAAGGGTCGCATGCTTCCCCGGGGCGGTATGAATGTCCGGAATGATCCGTTGAATCAGAACGGCGCCATCACAAGTGTCCGCCAGGATAACATGTCATTCCCAGTAACTCCGGCAGACGGGGGACGCATGGGTAATTACGCCAAGCCTCAATTCGACAAGTTTAACTCATACAAGGGCAATGTCAATCCATGGGCACTGAAGCTGGATGTAGCCGAAAAACAACTGTCCATTAATCCTCTTGCAAAGTCAATCGCAGCGGCTTGAGCATAAAAAAAATACATTATAGTAGTAAATGTCTGGTGGTATTGTCCAGCTTGTTGCGACGGGTGTTCAGGACGTTCACCTGTCAGGTAATCCCGAGGTTTCCTTCTTCCGTTCAAACTATAAGCGTCATACCCACTTCGCGTCGTCGGTGGAGCGTATGCTGATCCAGGGTCAGCCCACTCCAGCAGGTATTTCGACTATTCGCATTGAGCGCAAGGGAGATCTGCTTAGCTATACCTACTTCACTGCCAAGGATTCTACTGGCATGGTTCGGACTGATCTTGATTGGTCTCGCATTATCGACCGTGTGGAGCTTCTGATCGGTGGTCAGGTGGTCGATCTTCAGGACCCATTCTTCACATACAACATCGACCCAGTCTGCATGGCCTCAACCTTTTCGCAGCGTCACATTCCTCAGAGTGTGACTGTGGCCAATGAGGACAATGCATTCTATCCACTCAAGTTCTTCTTCTGCAAGGAGTGGCAGACGGCTCTGCCTCTGATTGCTCTGCAGTACCACGACGTCGAGATCCGCATCACCTGGGGATCGGCCCTGGCGACTCAGGCGGTCCAGGGTCCCCCAACTGGTGTGTCTTACGATGCCAACGTTGAGGACGGAGCCGCTGTCTACTGGGTGTCCAGTGTCGGCAGCGCTGTCCAGACTGCAACTTTGAGCTATTCGAACTTGGTCGGAACTATTTCGACCGGAGCCATCGTCGGCGGCTCGGCATTCTCTGGTCTGGTCTATGTGACCGGAAGTACCGAAACTGACGTGACGGTCGGTATGGCGACCGCACAGACAATCTCCACAATTCTGCAGTCTGCACCCAACGACATCTATTTCTACAACCCACCAATTGGCGCCGATATCACCATCACGGCTCAGGGTGCCTCGGCCGTCACCACTTGCACAGCCGTAGTCAACTCGACCATTGGTGAAAAGATTGTTCCAGGTATGGTCCTGACTAACGCCGGTATCAACGGTATCGTGTACGTGACTTCAGTCACCTACGACTCGACCGGCCACAGCGCCACTCAGCTGACTCTGGCTTTCCCAAGCCAGGTGGTCAACACTCTGATCAACGGCCAGGATGTCGGCATCTTCCCACCAAATGTGGCCTATGAGCCAACCCTGCCAAGCGCTCTGCAGTTCGAGGCCTGGGGTAACTTCATGTACCTGGACCCCAACGAGCGCGAGTTCTTCGCCAAGAATGCCTTTGAGATGCTGATCACCCAGGTGCAGCGCGTGCCCATCACCAATGACTACCGTCAGGAGGTGGTGTTCAACCACCCAGTGAAGTTTATCGCCTCGAACGTGGCAGCCTACTCCAATGTCAACCAGCAGCTGAAGATCCAGATCAACGGTACCGACATTGGCGAGTTCCGGGCCCTGCCCCACTGGGTCGAGGTGCCCCAGTTCTACCACACTCCCTTCGGCTACCACTCGGCCGGTGCCGAGGCCCGGTCGAACGTGATGGTCATCCCCTTCGCACTGGACACTGCCAAGTACCAGCCAACCGGTACCCTCAACTTCTCCCGGATCGACACCTTCCGGATCATGACTCCTCTGGCTTCCGGGTACAAGCTGAATGACATCTTCGGCTCGAGCGTCGGAAATGCCCCCCAGGGCTACCTGTACGCAGTGAACTACAATGTGCTGCGCATCGAGGGAGGCCAGGCGGGTCTTCGCTACGGAAGCTAAATATTACGCTATAATAAATGCACTGGGCTGCTTGGGTCGCCTTGCTCGTTTTTGTTTTTCTACTCACGTACGATCCTCGGGTCGGAACTATACAAAAGTTCGTCTATGATGAACCAAAAATATCTCCAGGAATCGTAGATGGAAAAGCATAAAGCTATCGCTATTCCTATTAGTTACATAAATGATCAACCGCACTTTTTACTCGTCCACGATCGTAGGTACAAAGAATGGACCTTTGTGACTGGAGGATGCCGAAAGCGCGAAGTGTACAACCCTTTACGTTGTGCAGTTCGCGAACTCGAAGAGGAGACCAGGGGTCTCGTAAATCTCAAAGATGGAACATATAAATACTTTAAATTCACCACCGAAGAGGGTGCAATTTACCACGTATACATATTTGACACGGTCAAACTTGACGAGCCGGGACTCGTTCACAAGTTTTTGGACGAGAAACGAAAGATGGAGAATCAACAGATGGCCTATCGCAAGAATTACGACGAGAATGACTTTCTCGAGTTTGATACACTCGAGGGTATTTCGAGACGCAAGATCTGGCCGCTCATTACCAAGTACGTGATTCAGAACCCCGAGTTTCATTATGCTCTTCGCTCGTCAGAAAGACAGAGCTTTTCTCTGAATTACTAGAAGAATGAAAAACAAGTCGTATTTCGTTGAGAGAATTATTAAACTCAGGGGCGGTGATGAATCTCAGCGTGATGAGCTAATGAATCTTACAATGGTTGATATCCTCAATATCCTTGCCAAGGAGCGGGTCGAGTCTGCAAAGACTGTCGGTGTGATTCCTTTCGATGAGGATGAGCCAGAAGCTGTTCTTTTTGAGGATGCTCAGCCAGAGGCACAACCAGAGGTAGAACCCGGCCAGGAGTCGGAAGACTTCGTTTCGATCGTGAAACGGTTCTTGTTCACTAGCCCGGAATAAGCCAAGACCTTTGCAGGCCTCCGTTTTAAAGATTAAAGGCGCTAATAAAGTATGGAGAGGTGGTTGGGTGGAAACGGTCCCATTACGCATGTTATGTTGAATGGGGGTGTTCTGCACGCATCGAATGCGTCCCCGGACGTGTTCCACTCTCGTTATGTCAAGTCTCTGAAGAAGAAAAAGCTCTACGTCGTAGAGCAAAAGACTATCATCTTCAGATTCTTTGTCGATCTCGACTACAAGGCTGCAGAAGCTTTGCCGCAGCATATCATTGTCGAGCTTTGCCAAGCGATGAATCGGGTTACCGGCCAGGCGTGCTATGTCGCGATCGCGGCGCCGCGTCAAATTGGGGCTCTCATCAAGACGGGTGTCCATATTCACTGGCCGGATCTCCACGTCACGAAGCAGCAAGCCATGCAAACCAGGGCAAAGATTATACTAGAGCTGACCGAGTGTTTTCCAGGTCGGGACTGGGCTCAAGACATAGATGCGGCCGTGTATCAAGGATCAGGCCTTA